GATGTAACTCAATGCCATCATCATTTACTACCTTTTGCCTATCTTGGTCATAAATCATTTTAGACCATTGCATCATGGTGTGTGGGTTAATGCCTAACCGATTTCGCATAATGTGGAATGGTACCTTGTTAATGTTCCTGCGTATGTACGCAATCTGTTTTGGAGTTGGTTTAAGTTCACTCATCGCCTTCGTGTTTAATAGTTATTGAATTGATTACTTCGCATACCGGCACATCCATCGCCTTTGCTAAGTTGACCAGCTGTGCAACTTTGATAGTACGGTAATCCATACACCAATTGTACAGGGTCTTTTTAGTAATGGGCGTGTTGCTCCTTTGCATCGCACGGAGTAGGGCAGCTTTACTGCCCAGTGTCCGCGTGATAAGTCCGTTAAGTTCGTTCTGCTTTCTCATAGCTTCGGTCGTAGTTGTGGATTCACCATGTAAAATACTTCCCGGTGCGATTCGCTAAACTTATGATGAAATACAGACTCATCAATAGGCGCGTATTCAGGGTCGCAAAACTCACGCTCTAAACGATCGCTAATTTCATCGGCATCATCATGCGGTGTAACCTCAATATGCCAATAGCCGCCCTGTGAATACACCTGCACTAGGTTACCATCAGGTTGCATGCAGCAGTAGTGTGGTGCATACTTTCCGCACTTGTAAAAGAAAGGTAGTGTTACCTGTATAGTATCCACTGTAACAGGTAACTTGTGTTTAACTTCGATTGTCATTGTATTGATTGGTATTAAAGATTAAAAAAATGGTTTGATATTTCGCGGTCTACATACTTTTCGATTTCATCCTGTAGCTGTTTTGAAAAATTGCTATTACCAATACTATCGGTAATGTTGATGTTCTCAAGATAAACCTCGTACTTTTCATCGCTAACATCAAAGATGCTATCGTGATCGTAAGTTGATGCTTCATAAGTAGCAGCGTAGCTAACTTCGATTTTAAGTGTGGCAGGTACTACTGCGCTTTCTAATTCAAAAGAGAAATGATACATATTGTTTTTGTTTTTGATTATCTTTGACGGGTACAAATGTACACCTTTTTTCTAGTGGTGCAAATTTTTACACCATTATTTTAGGTAAAAGGTCAAATTTTAACATTTGTTAAGGAATAGACTGCGTTAGTTACAATATCGCAAAGCATTACAACGCATGGCTGGATAAGGCCAGTAGGCTTGCACACGATAAACAGAAAGGAAGTGATCTATTGCATGAGGTGTTAGCACGTTTGATGGATAGGCCCCAGCAGGATGTTGAAGATATAGTGTGCCGGGGCAAGATAGAAGCCTACATTAACAGGGCCATTTGGCTATCATGGCACAGCGCACGCAGTGACTACGCTATGAAGTACCGCAAATACTACGAACTTCACGTAGAAAGGCAGGTAGAAGATACCAAACAGGACGAAACATGGATAGGTGCGTTTATAGACGGTGAGTATCTATACAACGCAATCGGGCGGTTGAACGAATTTGATGCAATCTTACTTCGTCTATACAGCAAACCCGATTTCGATTATAAAGAACTAAGCGCGGAAACAGGTATACCATATAGCTACCTGCGCACAGCCATACATAGAGCATTAAAAAGAATACGAGAATATGTTAAACTTCAACGTGCCATTGCACATTCAACGCGAGAGATTGAACACATGCAAAAAATGTAAGTTCTACAATACTACATTCGGCACATGTGGCACACCCATAATAGGTAATGAAGTAGAACCTGAAGAAAATAGCGTAACCTACTACAAAGAAAAGATAAAGCTATGCGGGTGCGTTATGGCTATAAAGGTAAAGTTCCGCTTTACATCATGCCCGGCACATAAGTGGCACGCCCTTAACTGGAAGGAGCATGAGATAAAAGAACTTGACGAATTTGTGACACGCATACACAAGGCAAACAAGATAGAGAGCAATGACCTTGCACAGTTATACGCATGGTATAGTAAAATCACAGGCACGCACCAACCAGTGAGCGGATGTGCGTCTTGTATACGTGACCTTATAAACGAATTTAGAAGACAACTAGGAAAAGTAAACGAAACAAAATAACAATATGCCATTACCAACACCAACAGAAAAGGAATCAGTGAGCGCATTCATTGCACGATGCATGAGTGACGCAAAGATGCAAAGTGAATACCCAGACTCACAGCAGCGCATAGCCGTATGCATTGTGCAGTATGAAAAGAAGTGATTTGTAAACATCAAAATAACAAATATGGGACTGCAAAAAGGAATGACCAACAACCCCAATGGTAGACCATTAGGTAGCTTAAATAAGAAGACCCTTGAGTGGGAAGAGTTCGGGCGCACGTTCGTAGCCGAGGCATTGCCAAAGGTTGCAGAATTCATTAACGAGTGCATGGATAGCCGGGATGAAGATTTAAAATTCAAGGCTGCAGGTCTTACACTGGATGTACTCGAATACTTCAAACCAAAACAGGCACGCATAACACATAGCGGTGATGAGAAAGCGCCTGTAATAATACAGGTGCATTCGGACTTGTAACAAAAAGGAATCAAAAACTACAATACAACAGAGCATGAAACTTAAGTTCAGCATAGCAGCTAACGCAAAAGGTGTGACACTTGGCAAGTACATCGACTATCAAAACGCAGTCGATAAGGCCGAGCAGGTGCGCATCATAACCGGTAAGAGTGCCGAAAGCATACGCCTGCTTCAATCCAGTGTGATAGATGAAATCATTATGACTTTTGAAGCTGCAATCAAGTTAGGCGGCAGCGACTTTGAACGTAGGGTCCGCATAGGCGCAATAGAGTTAGGATTTGTTCCTAACCTTAATGAGTTGACCTTTGGTGAATACATCGACTTAGATACGCACTGCGGCAGCATCTACAAAGACGGCAAGATAAACGGCGAGGCTGCATATAAAATGATGTGCATACTATACCGACCTGTTAAGGCTAAGTTCGGCAAGTACTACGATATCGAGCCGTATCACCCTAACGCCAAACGGAAGTATGAAGGTGAAATCCTGCAGCTAACACTTGACCATGTACTTAACGTACTGCTTTTTTTTTCGAGTTTAGAAATAGAACTATACAACAGTTCCCTCGAATATTTGGCCAAAGAGATAACGGAGATAGTGAAGGAGATGAAGGAACAACCCCAGACGGCTTAGCCGTTTACGGATGGTTTCACATCATTGAATCACTAGCGGAACGTGACGTAACAAAGTTTGATGCAGTGACGGAACGCGGAGCGATGGAGGTATTTACGCACTTGACATATTTAGCCGACTATGTGTATGTGCAAAAAGTAGAAATGAGAAAACGAAATAGATAATGACTAGTTACAACTATAGTTACAACGTACTTATTAATCGACTGGAAGCATTTGCTGCAGGTCACTTTTTGATTAAGCGCTTTACGCATGGACAGATTGACCTTGCCGACCAACTGCAGGACGATCAATATCCATTCATGCACGTCACACCGGATACGATTGAACCTGTGCAAGGTGGTATGCAGTTTGGTTTCCACATCATGTTTGCCGACATACCACGTGATAAGGAATACAAGGCAGAATATCAACGTGAAGTGATTAGCGACTGCATACGCTTAGGACAGGACTTAGTAGCTGAAGTACGAAATGGATTAGAACTATTCGGCTTTGATGTGCAGCTAGTCAATGACGTAGTGTTTGAGCCATTCATGGAAGAGCAAAAAAACACGGTCACGGGCGTAGCGTTTACGATTAAGTTGGAAGTGCCGTGGGACTGGAGCGCATGTGATATACCAGCGATATGGTCTGTTGGTGGTGCGGGTGGCAGCGGTGGTAGTGGCACAGGTTATGGCATCACACTTCAAACGAATGGTGTCGATAACATCGTGCAAACCTTGCTTAATCTACAGGCGGGCACGAACATAACCATAACCGACCAAGGCAACGGCACAGTTACAATCGATTCAACAGGTGGTGGTGGAGGTGGCAATGAGTATGTAAGTACGGAGTACAATGCAAACCACGTAACGGCCACGGGCAACCCGTATTTAGTAGGTGATAGGGTATGGTATAGCGGCAACGTTTACCAGTGCATAGCTAACAACGATGCAATCATACCAACCAACGCAACGTATTGGACACTTGTTGCACCCGGTAACAGATTGCGTCAAACTCCTGTTGATTGGAATGCAAGTAGTGGTGATTTTCAAATATTGAATAAACCAACCATTCCCGCTGCACAGGTTAATTCAGATTGGAATAGTGTAAGTGGTGTGTCGGAGATATTAAACAAACCAACTATACCAGCTGCGCAAGTAAATAGCGATTGGAACGCAGTAAGTGGTGTAGCTGAAATTTTAAACAAGCCAAGCATACCTGTTAATCTTGATGACCTTGCAGATGTAAATGCACCAACGCCTAGTAATGGGCAGGTGTTAACCTACAACACTACAACGAGCGATTGGGAAGCAGCAACACCAAGCGGTGGTGGAAGTGGTACGGTTACATCAGTTGGGCTTACTATGCCTGCACCAACTAACGCTGCATTCAGCGTAACAGGTTCGCCTGTTACTACATCTGGCACGCTCGCGGTTGCAGCAAATGGCACAAGTGATCAATACATTGACGGCACGGGCGCACTTCGCACACTACCATCTACAGGTGGTGGCGGTGGTCAGGTGTTCTACTTCAATGGTAACGTGTCACAGGGTACGATAGGTGGCAACGCATACTATGAGTTAGGCATCACAGCCAACACAGGGCCAGCGGCTAACTTCACACGTGCTACCACGGGCGTAATTGCTCGATTCATTACAGATGTAGGTTCACCTAACCACCTTGTAATACCTGCGGGTGTTTGGACAATAGATGTCTACTTAAGTGAAACAGGTGGCGGTGCTAATCATGCCCAAATACTTGCCAAACTTTACACGTACAACGGCAGCACGTTTACGCTGGTTGCTACTTCCACAATGGAAGAAATCACAAACGGCAACGTGCCTGACTTGTATAGCTTCACTATTTCAGTACCTACTACGGCAACAGCCGCAACCGACCGCATACACATCGAGTTTGATATTCAGAATACCAACGGCAAAACAGTAACACTTTACACTGAAGATGGCCGCATTGGTGAAGTGCATAGCACATACGCAATCGGAGTCAGTTCATTAAACGGATTAACCGATAGCACGCAGAACTTCGCAGTAGGTACATCCGGGACTGACTTTGCAATAGTTAGCGCATCTGCTACCCATACCTTCAACCTACCTACAGCCAGTGCTGCAAATCGTGGTGCATTAAGCAGCGCGGACTGGTCTACGTTTAATGGCAAGCAGAATAACATCGGACTTACTACGGTGGGTAACAATCTTGCTACGCTGCCGAATCCTAGCGCGGTTCGTTATGTACGGATTAATGCGGATAATTCAGTAAATACTATTGATGCGGTAACGCTATCAAATGAGTTATATGCACAAACATTAAATTTTTACTCACCGAGCACAAATACCACTACGACATCGGCTACGGCTGTTGATATTACAGGAATGAGTAGCTTAACACCATTTCCCGTAAATGGTAAATGGTATCTGATAAAATTAGTATTAGGCACAGGTTGTAATAATACGGGCGGTTTGAAAATAGCTTTTACGTGGACAGGTGGTAGCATATCAAATTTTGGAGGTAGTTTGATAGCATGGTTATCTGGTAACACCGCTCAATTCATGCAAAAAACTACATTCACAAGCGGTACACTAACGCCAGTCGCTACAGCGATAAACACAGCAAATAATGCAACAGGTTCACTAGTTATAGAAGCAAAGATTTTTGTGACAACAGCACCAACAAGTTTTTCCGTACAAGTAGCATCGGGAGTCGCGGGTCAAACATCTACGATATATGCAGATGGTTCATTTTTACAAGTTGAACGCGTTAATTAATACGATATGAAACAAATACTACCACTTGACATTTGGAGCGATGGCGATACAAAAACAGCCATTGCAGTCAGTCTTTACATTAGCTATGATGATTTGTCTACTCAAGCTGCATTAGTATATAAACTACATGATAACACTGGTAGCATAATCTACGAAGGCCAAATCTTTTTTACTGGTCAAGAGTATATTGATTGGGGAAGTAGTGGCGACAGCAATGAAGAGGCGTATGTACTTGCAGCATCACACTTGAACATTACGTTGGTATAATGGCTGATGCTTTTGAGGACATATTAAACGAGTATGCGCTTGCCGTAGTTGAGCGTGCGCAATCTAACCTGCGCATCAAACGCAGGGTGCGTGGTAAGGTAGTTAACCGCGTGGCATCGGGGCGTTTGCTAAACTCGTTATACTATAACCTTAAGATACGATACAACAAGCCAACTATTGACTTCACCGTGTCAAATGATGATGCGGGCAAGTATGCGGATGTGATTGAGTTAGGTAGAAAGCCGGGAGCAAAGATGCCACCTTTTAAGCCTATTGAGGACTGGATACGTATCAAGCGATTAAAGCTACGCAACAGGCAGGGCGAATTTATCAAGTCAACAGAAAGTGCAATTAAGAGCGCGGCATTTGCCATAGCCAAAAGCATAGGCAAGAACGGAATAGAAGGCATTAATTACTACGGCGAAGCAATAGATGATACATGGGACGAATACAAGGACAGACTAATGGAAGGATATATTAAATCAGTTGAAAACCGATTACTATTAAATAAAAGATAATGGCAGTAACTATAGAGGACCAGCCATACGCATGGGCGGTACGCGGTCAAAAGCTAATGATAATTGCATCGAGTACGGAAACAGCACAGACTGGATTTCGTTATGGTGTTGAAGTGGTGATTGACGCTAAGACGTACAACTTTTATCTACCAGCTGCACCCGATGGAAAGTTATACTTTGACCTTTCGCCATTGCTTGAGGACATGCGCAACTATGAGCCGCTCAACTTTCACTTTTCAACTGATGACACGGTTGATGATGATAAAAGCAAAAAGACGATTGACTTCACGCTTACCGAATGGTGGCTAGTTAGCGGCATCCTTACACTTAATGAAGGCAGCGAGGAAGTAGGAGAGCAGATGATAGCTATCAATGGCTACTATCAAGTGATAGATGGATATAAGCCAAACGTAGAAACAGGAACGCAAAAGGTAAAGTATTCGCTTACTAGCAATACTAGTTTAGCGATGAGTGATAGACAAACCGATACTCATTCATGGTACTTAGGCCCATCATGGTCATTTGGCAATCCTACGAGCGCAACTAACATTTGGATACCAGCTTACGAAAGTGACTATGGTGTACTATGCATTCCCGGCAATGATACTTATTTGAGTAATAACACACCGCTAAGTTTAGTCATTACAATTTTTTCAAGTGCCGGTGTACCAAGTAGCCAAACCATTACGCTCAATAATTACGATATAGAAGCATTGCCTGTTTATCCTGCTAACCTTAATGACTGGGCAGGGTTGACTATTAAGCCTTCACTATTCCCTAATTGGCGTTGTTATAAGGTACAAATTTTTAATGGCATTACGGTAAAGAGTATATCCTATACATTCTACAATACGGCCGTATATGGTCAATGTGATTGCCAAAATGATAAGATAAGACTTGGATGGGTAAACAGCCGTGGCGGATGGGACTACTTCAACTTCACAAAGCGTAGCGAGTTTACCGATGAGATAGATCGCAAGAAGTATCGCAGGGTGTTATTTAATGGCACTGCAGGTGTATTTGAAGCAAATGATAGAGGATTGCAAGAGCGTCGCAATTTAGTGCAACAGGTGCTAAGCATTACGAGTGATTACATCAGTGAGGGTGAGTTTAAGTTTTTGCGTTCGCTACTTGCATCTAATCAAGTCACATGGTTGACTGAAGATGCAGGTAAGCCTGTGAGCATTCCTGTAAATCTAGACGATACAAGCTATGTCGAAAAGAAAACACGTGACGGCAAGTTGTACAACGTAACTTTGAAGGTAAGAATCGCAAACGAATACTGGACATAAGATGCAAAGTGAAGTACAACTGATAGTAGGTGAATCAAAATTTCTTGTAAATGCAAGTGCTCAAAGTTCTGGAATTGGTGGGTGCTTGGGTATACGTGTATTTGAAGATATTAGTGCGTATATAGGAAATGAGTTGATTTATACTGATGCCATATACGGAACTGTAAAACAGCCCTATACTGTATTTACACCTTGGAACGGTACGTTTATGATTCTTGAATTAACAGGGTCATGCATTACTTATAGCTTTAGTGCAATGGGAACGGTTAGTATTTACAACAATACTCAATCATACCTAGACCTATTTGAAAATGAAAGCATCTCGCAGAACTGGAAGTTTCAAGACCTTAACAACTTTACATCACAGGGTGCATTTAGCCGCGAGTTCCGAGTTCCATTTAGCGAGAATAATCAAAAGGCATTAGGTGCGCTGTTTGATGTTAACGTGGATGCAGGCAGTAATAACTATTTTCACTACAAGCTACCAGCTGAAATCCGTGTGGATACGTTGCCCATCGCTACGGGTTACGTCCGCGTGCGTAAGGTATACAAAACCATGAACCGCATTAGCGAGGTTGAGTTGGCATTCTATGCAGAAACTCCCGACCTTGTGCGCAACATCGGGGAAAAGAAGCTAAGTGAAATCGCAGACTTGCCATCGTTAAATGAAGAGGTTAGTTATGCCAATGTAACAACGTCAAATGCTGATAGAGTTTGGACGATTTTAGACCGCGGTCAATTATGGAGTGAGAATGGTGAAGCCAACACGCGCTCACTGCAAGACCCTAACACGCCCGTATATCCTGCCGACCTTACACCTGCATTGAATTGGTGGTATTTGTTCAATCAAATTATTACAGATGCTGGCTTTGATTTGGTCGCGGGTTCATTGCAGAATATTCTAGAAACGTACTACATGCCGTGGTGCAATAGTCGATTCTTGCAAGGTAGCGATACCACAGGTGAGTTTGGATTTAAGGCGGAAACAAATGCGAGTTTTGTAACAAATGGATACATACCATTTAACACAGAGATATACGATAACCTTTCGGACTTTGACCCAACTACGTTTACATACACAGCTCCGGCAAGTGGTATATATACCTTTAATTTGAATTTACTAGTTGGGTTAACTGGTGCAAGTGCACGTGTGTTTATTCAAGCTGTTGTTAATGTTAGCAATGTAGAAAATGTAATAGACACTAATTTTTTTGCACCAACTACATGGAACTTTAGCCACTCACTTACATTAAACGCGGGTGATTCTGTTAGATGGTTTACATTTAAACAAGGTACTGGAGTTACTTCATTTTTAACAGGCAGTAGTATTCAACTGCAGGTTGCTAATTTGTACTACTCGCAAGATATTTTCTATCCACTAAACGCACCCGACATGAAGCAGATAGACTTTGTGACGGATGTAATCAAGATGCACAACTGTGCTATTGTCCCGGATAGGGCAATTCCTAACAAGGTCTATATTGTGCCACAGAATAGCTATTTGGGTAGTGGTGCCGTTGTGGATTGGACAGGCAAACTCGACACAAGCAAGGACATCGTAATAGGTAGTACAACCGATTTGCAGAAGGGTAAGTTTCAATTTACTTATACAGCAGGTGAAGACATTATATCAAAAGTATATCGCAATGTTGATCGCATCTATGGTGACTACGAAGCCATAGGTTATACGGTTAATCCTGACACTTTACCGAGCGACTTTGCAATAGGTGACCAAAAGATTACACTTGTGACACGCTCAACACCTGCTGGTGTGGTCAATGGCTCAAATTACATCATTCCGATGTTCTTGAATGATTCTTTGCAGTTTGTCGCACCGGGACCGCGATGTTTATTTGAAGCAGGTACATGGCCTATTCAGTTGTATAATGAAAGTAGTAGCACCACATCATTGTATTCTAGTCCGGTGCTAAATAATTATAGTGCTGTTTACGCCGAGATTGATGACGAGGATTTGAACTGGGCACCTGAGATACCACCACACACAATCGTAGCTAATCCATACAACAATCTATTCAATAAGTATTGGCGTACGTATATGAATGCGCTATACTCACCTGAAGCTCGAATGATGGAGGCGCACTTTGCGTTAACCTTACCGGACATCCTTACCTTTTCATTTGCTGACAAGATTTGGATACAGGACAGCTATTGGCGCATCATTGAGATTACAGATTACAAAGTGGGCATGTATGAGAGCACTAAGGTTAAGTTGCTCAAGTTTCTTGAAGATGTAGAAGATTGCACAGGCATGCCCATATCTATCAGTTTAAATGGACAGGTTAATTTTGAAGATGCAGGCGGCGACCCTGTTGCAGCTAGCCAAGACTGTTGTGTGCGTTATGGCTACACGTGGGATGAGAATTTGGGTGTGTGTTGGGCCAACGTGCCAACAGGCAGCAAACCAAACTCACCAACATCGGGCAGCACAACCAACCCAGCACCACGCAGAACTGCAGTGCAAACGCGCAATGCTCAAATTACAGACAGTGTTATCAATGGTGAGGATGTGACCATAGTAAACGGCAACAAGGATATGCTAGCCGTTGGTCAAAGGTTGGAGTTAACAACAAATGTGAGTGGTAGTAATCTATTAGGAAAAAATGTAACTACGAATTTACCGGGCATTCACATTGGTGGAGGTTATAAAAATGGAGATATAACTAACACCGAATTAGGATGGGCACAATCAGGCGTAGTTATACTTCACAGGTTACAGGCTATAACTGCAACGGGGCAAGATATTGTCTTAGATGTTGAAGGTATCACAGCAAAATATATTAATATGCCAAATGATACTTTGTGGAGTTGCATAATGAATGTTACAATTCGCAATGCAGCTATGACTGTAATTGTATCAGAACAGTATTCAATGCTATTATATAAAACGGGAGGTGTTGCGGGTTATGCTGCTCCAGTATTAATTGCATCATCAGGAACTTTTGCAGGTTACACCTTTACTTGGGATGTGGATGTAGTTAGTAATACCAATGAGCATCGAATTTATTTTGATGTTGCGGGTACAACCTTTCCAATTAACATAGTTGCTACAACTTCATTACAATACCAACAAAGTAAAACAACATAATGGACAACATTAAAAACTCATTGCGCTATTTACAGCTTGGCATCAAGACCATGCCCCGACACGTATACTCATTACGCCCGTGGCAGCGTGCCTTGTGGTTTGTGACCTTGTATGCATGGCGCACCTTCCTGTTTTTCTTATTAATTTACCTAATCGCTAAACTAATTTACTAATGGCTGAACCTATTGTACGGAGTTTTGTAATTGACACCACCGAAAGTGAGCAGAACTTAAAGGAGTTAAATGTTCAAATCAATGCAACATCGGGCGCGATTGATAACACCGCGCAATCCTTTGACAATGTTGCTACGGCTGAACAGGAAGTAGCGGCATCGAGCAAGTCACTCAAGGCGCAGTTGCGCGATTTACAGGCGCAGTTAGCCAACACAGAACCCGATTCGGCTAAGTACCGCGAACTTGCTGCGGCAGCGGGTGAATTAAAAGATAGGATTAGTGATGCAGCCGAGGCAGTAGGTACACAGGCGGGTGGTGCGTTTGAGCGTGTTGGTGGATCACTAGGATTAGTTACTTCCCGTATTGCCAACCTTGACTTTACGGGAGCGGCTGAAGGTGCAAAGCAGTTGGCCGCAAACATCGGACAGGTTAAGCCGGGTGATATCGCCAAAGGTATTCAAGGCATCGGCAGTGCATTTGCATCGGTTGGTAAGGCATTGCTTACAAATCCGATATTCTTAGTCGGTGCGGCGATTGCTGCGGCGATTGTGTATGCAGAAGAATTGCTATCGCTAATAGATGGTGTAACGGATGCTGAACAAGAGGCGTTGGATGCACAAAAGGAACGCGCCACACTTGCAAAAGAACAGGTAGACGCAATTGGTGCGCAAGAGGAATCATTAAAGAGACAAGGCTTAACTGAAAAGCAAATAACCGACCTTAAGTTAAAGGCACTTGACACGGCTATACTTGAACAACAGGTTGTAGTTGAAACAGCACGCACACAGCTAAAATCGCAAGTAGAAGCAGCACAGCGTAATGCTGAATACTTAAAGACCTT